GTCCAACAGCGCTAGAGAAGTATTTGTCTACTCTCTGTGTATCGTATTCACCTTAATAGATACAGTCCACATGGCTCAGAACAGCCGAGTCTTCAATTTAGCATCAAATGAGGTAAATTGTCGAACGTCTGTCGCAATATTGTGGATATTATGTCTCTCTCCAGATGCGCAAACCACTTCTCAAACCCGCAGGTTCGAGAACCATCTTGTTCAAGTGCTCTCAGAAACTCAGTTTGGAATACACTCTTACTGAGCTGCTGTAGACCAGCAGGAAGTGATTGCGACAAAGCACTCATTGGTTCAAATTCTCCCAACAAGTAGCGCAGAATATCTTTATCGCTGAGCTTACGCGTCACCACGCGGGCCAAAGCGCGCGTCGTAACTGCATAATTCAACACAAGGTGGACGAAGTCGCTTAAGGCTTGACCCTTGAGCTCGGCTGCAACGTACTGCCCGAGACCAAACCACAGCCGCTTGAGACAACCATACCCAGGAGGGGCCCGAAAGCAGGCCATCTGGGCCCGCAGCCATCCCCATTCTAGTTTATTGTCAGTGCGACGTGATACCGCTCCGGCATATATCCTCGCAACCGCATTTACTGCATCCCCTGCACCCCTGTTTATCCCACCTGTCGCATCGTAACCTCTGCGAGGGCGAGACACACGCATCGCCGATAAAAGTGTAATTCGCCGTTTGGCGAGATTCAACTCGCCAGAACCTTTAGAACACAACACTCCCAATCGAACGTCGCGGCGAAATCGTTCTACGCTGGGCGCTGGGGCCTGGTACCCCAACGTCTCTTTCATATATCCCTCTGCTCGACCGGCTAAGTCTTCGACACCAGGTAAGTCAACTTCTTCTCTCTCACGCCGAGCCAAGGCACGTGCCAGTACTCCCAACTGCTTACGAAAGATGGGAGGTGACACCTGCACCTGCTCATTGTAAAAGACCTCTCCGGGTCTGAGTATCCCGAAACCCCCCAAATGGGGCGCCGCCTCTAGAACCTGACGCTTGATCCGGAATGTGACCTTTTCGCGTGTTATCTTCACGCCAATCAGTCGATACTCTCGACGCTCATCTACCGAAAACTCAATAGGATCCAACCCTACTGGTCTCAACAGTACGGTGATGCGTGAGAAGTACGAGGAGCCCTCAACATACACCCGAACCATTAGGCTAGGTTCGAGTCCTCTCCTCACAGCCCTTTCACAATTTATCGCCAAAGAGGAAATTATGGCGAGATTAATGGGTAAACTACCCGCTACCTTGGCTGGTGGCCCCATTAGGATAGAATAAACCGTCCTCGCGGGCATCCCGCGCATCGTACCATTTGCATATATAATGCGAAAGTATACTCCTGCGCGCCGGCTAACCACCTGCTTCTTGGCATTGGCTTTGTATCCAATTGCGAGCATCGTTCGTACGGAGGTGACAGCAGCAAAGAGATTCTTATATAACTCGAGCACGTCATCGGCCCTGTTAAAAGAAAGCACAGCCACCATCATTTCACCACCAATACGCTTCATCTCTGCATCACGTAAAGCTAAACGTGTGCGCGAAATCTGCGTATTGCCAACTAGCGTCTCCCACCGGCCGGACTGCTGCGTTGCCGAAGCACGCACCAGAAAGGCATCTCCCCGACCGCCTATCTCTTGGATACGCTGCCCAGGGGGTACCTCTATCCCGACATGATCATGGAAAGACTTGGCGTTTGCATCCCTCAACATTTTATCAATTTTGTGTCTGAGATGCTCCTCCGCAAAAACTACTGATGTATAGACAGCTTGGTCGTGTGTCTCTATCATCTTCACGAGCGCAGCGTGCACATCCTTGCGCACTTCCTGGTCTGCAATGTATTTGTCGCCAAGCTCCAACATGGTCTCTTTGATTATACGTTGCTCCGAGTACTGCACCCAGTGATCCCATTGCTGAAAGTCATAAGCTGCAATCGCAGGCCTATCATTGCCAATATAGCCCTGTGAGGTATGCGACATCGCAGTTAGACCAACATATCTCCCTAATTCCTCGGTGGGACTTTCGCCAATATCCCACCCAATGTCTGGAAACTTGTTGTTGATGAGGTGAAACGCGTACGCGGCCAAGAGTGCTCTGAACGTGTCAATTGCAACAATCGGTCTGGTTGGCCCACGCTCATCCATCTTAGAGCCAACCGAGAAAGTGGTCACTGATTCCCAGGTGAACAAATCCACCTGTTCCTTAGACAACCTCCCCATCGCGTACTTCTTCTGCGGGCCGGGAACAATCTCGGGTAAAAATGAGCTGGTAAAACGCCCAGCAGCACCACCGCCACTACTCAAGATCCGCGCTTCAAGAAATGAGTCCCAACTCATGCCCTTCCGCGCGCTATCTCGATATAGCGGTTCCATCAAGTTTACCGCTGCATTACGAAATTGGTCTACGTATGCCTTAGCGCTCCTCTCGCCCGTTTTATCATCCGTAAATGAATATTCTAATTTAGTCGTGAGTTGCTGCAAAATTCGTATTATTGCATCCTCAGCGTCCGCATTAGGCAACGTGTGCGCATAACCTACGTTCGCGTCCATGTTGTGCCAATACGCACTGCATATATGAGGGGTGTTAGACAATGGAACCATCCATGTCTTATTAACCGTCACTGTAATCTCCTTATGAACCTTGATATTAGACTCAAGGTCATATAGATGCACTCCAGTCTGCACATAGAAATTCGCCTGCGTGGGCCAATATCTATGCGAGAAGACTGTTCCGATGAAGAGTAGAATACGTTCGTAACCGATCTCACGCTGAAGCATCCCCTTCAACAAGTAAAGAGACACGCCCCAAAAAGATTCAGTATGTCGACGCTCCAAGCTCCATGTTAAAGCCATCTGATGCATTAGCTCAATCAGCGTAGTATAATGTCTATGCTTCATGTCCAATGTGACTACAACCCACGACTTTAGCATGTTCCAAGCGATTTTGCGATCATGGCGTAAGCCACGACGCATCGCACACTCAAAAACATCCCATTCCTGGTCAGGTATTGGTTTCATGACTGGCAACACCTTTGAATCACAAATTAGTGCCTCCAACGGGCCCCATGGATAGGCGCCCAGGTAAGCAAACTCTTGCTCCGTCTGGCCAAATTCATCCCACATGTATGTGCCAAAGCACCGCATGTAAAGTGAATCTGCCGTCGCGCTTTCCGTACCGTCAAGGGCGCGCATCAAGTTGGGTAACGAAAACGAATCCTCAACCCAACAGTCCACGCAACTCACGAGAACGAAGTGCACAGCACGATAGGCTGAACTGCCTATGAGCTCGGGCGTATAATTTGTAACAATTCGCATTTCACAGACCTCTGCGAATTTTTCCACAACAGCTTCCAATAAACATCGTACACCTGCGTCATCCCTAAAAGCAAAGATGGGCAACCCGCTTGGTTCTACAGATTGTACCCAGAAATTCTGCTGTCCCCAAAAAGCGCGCAAGCGCGCATGGGTAGGCGCTAACCTACCTCTGCCGTCGAGTTCACTCACCTTACATGCTAAGGAAGACCCGGCCGAAAGCGCTAACTGCGAATTCTTAAAGGCACTAACTAACATAACCTACGTGAGGATGGGGTGTGAAAAAT